TCCTTGGGTTGAAACTTTCTGTTGACACTCTACGTGGAAACCGTTAATCTAGCAACAACTGCACAACCGGATGGCCCGAATGTGCGGTTCCAACCAAGGAGTAATCATGATTGAACCGAAAGAAGATCCCCCCTGGGTCATTGTGCTGGCGTCAATAGCAGTTGGCGCATCTGCTGCCATCTGTTTGTTTCTTGCGTTAAGTGGAGGCATCTGATGGCAATTTTATTGAAGAGGACAAAGGAGGCCGCCGCGCAAGCGGTCAAGCTTCTGGTCTACGGTCAAGCAGGTGCGGGTAAGACCAGTCTTATCCCAACCTTACCAACGCCGGTCATTTTGAGTGCCGAAGGCGGTTTGCTATCGATTGCAGATACTAACTTGCCGTTCATTGAGATCACGAGCATGGATGATCTTAGGGAAGCTTACAAGTGGCTGACTAGCAGCACCGAAGCGGCAGAGTTTGAGTCGGTGGCGCTTGACAGCATCTCGGAAATCGCCGAGGTGGTGCTGAACGCGGAGAAGAAGATCAACAAAGATCCACGCGCTGCTTACGGCGCGATGCAAGAGCAGATGGCCGACATCATTCGAGGCTTTCGTGACTTGCCCGGTAAGCACGTCTATATGTCGGCAAAATTGGAAAAGACTCAGGACGAGATGGGCCGCGTGTTGTATGCGCCCTCTATGCCGGGTAACAAGACCGGCCAGTCGCTGCCCTACTTCTTTGACGAGGTGCTGGCTTTGCGGGTGGAGAAGGATGCCGAAGGGATGACCCGCCGCGCTTTGATGACCGATGGCGATGGGTTGTGGCTTGCCAAGGACCGCAGCGGCAAACTTGATGTTTGGGAAGACGCCGATCTCGGCGACATCATTAAGAAAATTGGAGGTGCGTGATGGAGATACACGATTTTTTTGCGGCAGCAGCGTTGATCGGTTTAATCATCCGCAACGAAAACTGTCCCGATGAAAGCGCTGCCCACCAACGGTACATAGCTAAGTTGGCTTTTGAGTATGCCGAAGAAATGGTGACTAGAAAATTTGAAATCTTGGAGGAAGAACAATGAGAATCTTTGATGACATCACGCTGGACGAACTTGCCGAGCGTTGGATTGGCTACAAGGAAGCCGAGAAGGTTGCCGTTGAGAAACGGCGCGAGATTGAAGACCAGATTGCCGAAAAGGTTCAGTTTCCCGAGACGTTTGAAGGGACTGAGAACGTGGTGCAAGTCGGGTCACCTTTCGCTATTAAGATTGAAGGTCGAGTTAACCGGACGGTCAACGCTGACAAGTTGCTGGTCATCGCCCATGAGACGGGGAGTGAAGAGCATCTGTCCACGGTGTTCCGCTGGAAACCCGAGATCAATATGACCGTCTGGAAAGCAACGGACGAGTCAATCACCAAACCGTTTGCGGCAGCGATTACTGCCAAGCCCGGTCGCCCATCGTTCACCATCACAAGGAAGTGAAATGCTTTTAGACGAAACTTTTGACGTTGCCTCGCTACCTCAGTCGGAGCGCAACTTTGAACCACTGCCCGCTGGCTGGTACACCGCAACAATCTCTAACGCAGAAGTGATGCCAACGAAGATGGGCAACGGCAAATACATCAAGATCCGTTATGACATCCAAGGCCCAACTCACCAGGGCCGCGTGGTGTTTGGCAACTTGAATGTACGCAACCCCAACCCAAAAGCCGAGGAGATTGGCCGGCAACAGCTCGGCGAGATCATGCGGGCGATTGGCTTGACATCTCTTAAGGATACGGACCAGATGATTGGCGGCAACCTGTCAATCAAGTTGGATATTCGGATCTCGGAGCAGTACGGCAACAGCAACGAGGTTAAAGGGTTCAAGTCGTTGTCAGGCGGTGCTGCACCTGCACCAAAGGCTGCACTAACGGCTCCGGTTGCGGGCGTGAAGGCCGCGCCACCGTGGGCCAAGAAGTAACAGGCAAAAAAAATGCCCCGGTGGAGTGCCGGGGCAAATCGATACCAAGGAGAGCACACGAGATGAAAATACCTGACGCTCAGTATAGCATCCCCGAGTTAATTGACCAGCACCACGCCAGCAAACCAGAAAGGCCACGCGCCCATCTTGGCGCAAGCCAGCTTGGTCACGCTTGCGACCGTTGGCTATGGCTGTCGTTCCGCTGGGCGGTGGCAAGTAAGTTTGAAGGCCGCGTGTTGCGTATGTTCCGACGCGGGCAAAACGAAGAGGCCACGATTAAGGATGATTTACAGGCCATTGGCATTCAGTTTAAGCCTGGGCGCGCGCAAGAGCGCGTGGACTTTGGTTGTCACATTAGCGGGAGCATAGATGACATTGCCTTATCTGGAGTGCCGGGAGCGCCACAAAAGAAACACGTTTGTGAGTACAAAACCCACAATAAAAAATCGTTTGAACAAGTCGAAGACAAGGGTGTGGAACGCGCAAAATTTGATCACTTTGTGCAAATGCAGTCTTATATGCACGGCACTGGTATTGACCGCGCGTTGTATGTGGCTGTCTGCAAAGATGACGACAGGATATACACCGAAAGAGTGGAGTACGACAAAGGCGTTGCCGAAAACGCAATAGCCCGTGGCAAGCGCATCGCCTTGTCAGACCGGATGCCCGAGCCTTTAAGCGCAGACCCTAGCTGGTATCAATGCAAGTGGTGTGCCGCGCATGAGTTCTGCCACGGCGACCGCCTGACAAAAGAAGTTAACTGCCGCACCTGCGCCCATAGTACGGCTACTGAGGATTCCAAGTGGATCTGCGAGCGCCACGCTGGTAACGAGATTCCTGTTGAATGGCAGCACGAGGGTGTGGCTCCCATGTTCTACACCCCGATATGGTCCCGTGGCAGCGCAAAGAAGCCGGTGACGAGTGGCAGACCATTTATGTCATCAACGGCAAGGAAGTGGTGAACGGCGAGCCAGGTGATGTCGTGTACGGGTCTAAGGAGTTGGTTGCTAACGCTGCCGCTTGCGCTGAGTCTGACGAAGGGATGATTGAGTTTCGTAAGATGTTTGATGCGCGGGTAGTTGGATGATCCTTCGTGACTACCAGCAGCGGGCCATAGATGACCTGTACAACTGGTTTCTTGCTGGCTATTTGGGTAATCCTTGCCTGGTTTTGCCAACAGGATCAGGCAAGAGCCACATCGTGGCGGCTATTTGCGAAGACGCGCTGACCAAATGGCCTGAGACTCGCATCTTGATGCTTACCCACGTCAAGGAGTTGATTGAGCAGAACGCCGAGAAGATGTACGCACATTGGCCGGACGCTCCGCTTGGTATCTATAGCGCGGGTATAGGGCGGCGTGAGTTACACCAGCCGATCACGTTTGCCGGCATCCAATCGGTGCGGGACAAGGCATCGCAAATTGACCACGTTGATCTGGTGATTATTGACGAGTGCCATCTGGTTAATCACAAGGACACAGGCGGTTACCGCGATCTGCTGCGCCAACTTCAACGCATCAACCCTAACCTTCGGGTCATTGGCCTGACCGCCACCCCGTACCGACTAGGCCACGGCATGATTACGGATGAGCCGGCGATCTTCAACGCACTAATTGAACCAGTAACGATTGAAGAGTTGATCTTTAAGAAGCATCTTGCCCCGCTGCGCTCCAAAGTAACCACAACCAAACTTGATACCAATGGCGTTGCTAAGCGCGGCGGCGAGTTTGTTGAAGGGGAGCTACAGAAGGCGGTCAACACCAAAGATCAAAACGTGCGCGTGGTCAGCGAGGTCATTGCGCTGGCCGAAGATCGGCAGCATTGGTTGTTCTTTTGTACCGGCGTATCTCACGCCCAGAACGTTTGTGAGATTTTGAATTACTGGGGCATACCGTCTAAGTGCGTGACTGGAGACACGACCAAGAAAGAACGCGAGAAGATTATTGATGAATTTAAGACCGGAAAAATCAAGGCGTTGACTAACGCCAACGTGCTGACCACGGGGTTTGATTACCCAGATATTGACCTGATAGCCATGCTGCGCCCAACGATGTCCCCTGGCTTGTACATCCAGATGGCCGGTCGAGGAATGCGGCCTAAGAGCCACACCGATCATTGTTTGGTGTTGGATTTTGCCAAGGTGGTTGCAACGCACGGCCCGATCACTAACGTCCAACCTCCCAAAAAAGGAGGATCTGGTGACGGTGTAGCCCCGGTAAAGGTATGCGACAACTGCAACGAGATCTGTGCTTTGGCGGTGCGCGTATGCCCCGCTTGCGGGACGGATTTTCCCGTCGTTGAGCCTAAGAAACTAAAGCTACAGTATGACGACATTATGGGGAACAACGGGACCGAGATGGCGGTCACCGACTGGTCTTGGCGGCGGCACGTTAGTCAGGCCAGCGGCAAATTGATGGTATCAATCACTTACTACGGTGGTCTAAGCGATTCGCCTATCACCGAATATCTTCCCATATTGCATTCTGGGTTTGCCGGTGAGAAGGCGTTGGGTACGTTGTACTACATCGCCAACAAAGCCCAAGCGGTACTGAACCAGATCAATGAAGTGGCTGAGTCAGACGCGGTTGATTATGTTGTGGCGCAGATGAACCAAGGGTTTCACCCAGTATCCATTGAGTACAAACGCGATGGAAAATTCTACCGAGTGGTGAGTAGGAAATGGTGATGCCAACAGAGCATGAAGAGCAACGTGACCTGGTGCGTTGGTTTCGCCAGACGTATCCAGACGTTCGCATCTTTGCCATTCCAAACGGGGAAAAGCGCAGCATCAGCGTGGCGGCAAGGCTCAAAACTGAAGGCGTTAGCGCCGGGGTTCCTGACCTGTTTGTGCCGTCGTGGGGTTTGTGGATTGAGATGAAACGTCAGAAAGGAGGTGTGTTAAGACCAGAACAGAAGGATTGGATTGAATACCTACAAGGCTGTGGGCATCGGGTCATTGTGGGGTATGGATTTGACGATGCCAAAACCAAAATCGGAGAGCAGAAGTGACTAAGAAACAAAAACCAGAGTTCAAAGTAAATTTCAGTCTTACTGAAATGCTTCAAAGATTTACTGACTACGCGCTAGAACCCGTATTTAGGTTGCCCAACAGCGAGCAAATCGTAGTACCACACTTCATTGAGCCGCACAAATGGGTGGGATTGGGTGTAGTCACCTACACAACCGAAGAGTTGCTCAACTCCCGTGCGGTCCCAGAGCTTCAATGCCTGTGGTCAAGGCCGTGGACAGAGAAGATTATTTTCCAAGGTAAAGATCGTTTGTTTAGCAGTTCAGAACTCAAAATCTTGATAAAGGCACGGCTATGAGCAAAACAGAAGCATGGCGCAAATGGCGGTCTGTATTTCACAAGAATATCCCCATTGGAAGTTATGACCCAAGGGAGGCAACTATGTGGGATGCTTGGGAGGCGGCGTGGGATGAAGCAACCAAGCAATCTCAAGTTGAGATTAACCATCTTAAAGAGCAGTTGCTGCGAGCTAACACCAATGATGGTGCGTACAAAGCGGCGTTCTTAGCTGGTCA